GAGCGCGACGCCAAAGAAAAGGCCCGTGCCCTGGAGCGCTTTGCTGAGATTAACCCTGATGAGTACACCAAGCTGCAGGAAGAGGCCGCCAAGGCTGCTGCACTGCAGGCACAGTTTGGTGAGGCCCGTGAGGCAATCGAAGCCAAGTACAGCCGAGCTGCCGAGGAGGCTGCTAGGAAGGCAGAAGCTGCTGAGCGTTCACTGGCTGATTACCGCAAGAAGTACGCCCTGGAGAAGGTGTTCATGGCCGCTGGTGGCCGGACTGATGCGGCTGATGGGGTTTCGTTTTTCGACATGATGGCGGACCAGATTGGTGGCCGGTTCCGCCAAGAACCAGACGGTAGCCTGACAGTTGTTGACGGTCAAGGTGATCCGGTGCTGGATAAAGAGACCGGCAAGCGTATTACTCCTGAGGAATATGTGTCATCTTTTAAGGTTCACCCTGTCTATGGTACGTTCTTCAAGAGCGCCAAGGGCTCTGGTGCCGGGTTGGGTTATGGTGGCGTCGATGCTAATGGGCTGCCGGTTGAGGACCTGGGTAGTCTGTCCCCTGAGGAGCTGTTTCGCAAAGCGTTTGGCTGATCATCACCGGCTACGGATCTGCCCCTTCGGGGGCTTTTTTAATGCCGTTTTCTAGGGTACCTAGTTTTAGGTAACATAATGGTAGAAGATACCCCAAGGTTTTTTCCGTGACGGAAACGACTGGAAGGGTGTCCGCCAACAACCAGTGCGACGCTGGTGAATGGTAAATCACCCTTTCTTTTGTTTCATTATCGGAGATTTTTATTATGGCCCTAACGCTTCTGGAGGCTAAGAAGCACTCCCGCACTCCCCAAGAACTAGCAGTTATTACCGAACTTGCTGGTGGTATGCTGATGGGCGCTCTGCCTTTCCGCAATATCGAAGGCAACGGCCTATTCTTCAAGCGTGAAGAGAGCCTGCCCGATGTCGGTTTCCGTAACTACAACGGTAGCCTGGCTGAGAGCTATGGCGAGGTCAGCCAGCAGTCCGAGAGCCTGAAGCTGTTCGGTGGCGACATCAAGGTTGATCGCGCTATCGTTGAGCTGGAAGGTGCCGAGGCCAAGGCTTATCAGATCCAGGCCCGCGTGCGTGCCATGCGTCTGGCTTGGGAAGCCCTGTTCATCAACGGTGACTCCAACCAGTCCCCCGCTGAGTTTGACGGCCTGGCTGCTCGCATCCAGTCTGGTTCTTCCCAGTACGTCGGCAACGGTGGTGGCGCCCTTAGCCTTGCTAAGCTGGATGAGGCCCTGGACGCTGTTGACGCCGTTGGTGGCCGGAAGTACATCGTGTGCTCCAAGTCACTGCGTCGTGCCCTGACCCGCCAGGCCCGCACCAACACTCAGATCGATATCGTTCGTAACGAGTTTGGTTATCAGCAACTGACGTATGCTGGTGTGCCCCTGCTTGAGCTGGATCGTGACCACAAGAATGCTGCGATTCTGGATAGCAACCCTGCTGCTCAGGATCTGTATGTTGTTTCCTTCGGCAACGATCATCTGACCGGCATTCAGAACGGTGGTGTTCAGGTCCGCGAACTGGGTGAATCACACACCCAGCCTCAGTACATCACTCGCGTTGAGTGGTACTGCGGTCTGGCTTTGATCAATGGCCGTGCTGCAGCTCGTCTTGCAGCCATCGACGCTACCGCCGATCCTGCCTGATCTGGCTACCTAGATGCCTGGGCCTCCTTCTGGGGGCCTTTTTTATTTGGTATACTAAGATGTACAACTAGACCGCTCTATTCTCTGCGGGAGGGTCTAGAACTTTATTCGGAGATTACTCATGGCTGCTCGTTCTAGTGGTATTTTTCCCCGCGAGGGATTTGACCTTGATGATAGCAACAAGATCACAGCTACGGCTACCGGCACCGACGCCCCCTTCACCCTGACTGCTGCTAAGACCATCCGTGTGGTGGTGATTGGTGCTAGCGGCATCGACAACGCTGGTACCAACAAGATCACTGTGACCCTGGGTGGTCAGGCCGTGGTGTTCAACCTGGCTGATCTGGATGGCAACGGCGTAGGTATTGCCCATGTCCGTGGCGCCCTGTGCGACGCTGACGACAACGACGCCTACATCACGCTTGGTGGCACTGCTGCCGTCGCTGGTGGTGTCTACCTAGACCTAGTAGGTGGCCCCCGTCGCTGAGTCTAGTCTAGTCTAGTGTTATTTAATGCGTAAAAGGCCTCCTAGTTGGGGGCTTTTTTTTGTGTGCTTTGCTACTGATCTTTCACTTTTTTTTCTGCAGATTTGCACCGGAAACCTATATTGATAGCCTAGAAAGCATGACACCAGAGTACCTAATTGCCGCTGTTATCAGCATTATGCTGGGCTGGGGTGGTTTCGCATGGCGCCGTGCTGAGTCTGCCCATGAGGTTGCTGAGCGCATGTCTGATCGTATTGACGCCCTGGAGTTGAAGATTGCTGAGAAGTATCTAACTAAAGAAGACTTTGAACTGCAGATGGACAGGCTGTTTGCCACCTTGGCCCGATTTGAAAAGAAGCTAGATTTTCATGTTTACGAGCAGGCTGGTAATATCACTAGTCTGCAGCAACGCATTAAACGCTATGAAGAGCTAACTGATAACACCTAAATCGGTACCCTAAAGTGACTATTTATAAGTAACATGGCCCACCTTAAGAAGCTGCCGACGTATTTTGTGAAGGACGGTGTGCGCCTTGCTGCTTACTATACGATCCAGGCCCGTGAGTTTCGCGCTGCTGGGTTTGTAGAGGAGGGGGCTCCCGCAGAGGCTGCTCCTGTGGCTCCTAAGGTACCTGAACAGCCGGTAGTAGCCGGTGGAGATGGTTTCGAGGACCTGATGGCCGATCAGCTTAAAACCGAGCTGGATTCTATGACCAAAGCAGAGCTTCTGGAGTGGGCCGAAAATCTGGGGTACGACCTTAAGAACGCCCTACCAAAGGCTGAGATCCTAGCAATGTGTAAACACATTGAAAATGGTACTCAAGACGAACAGGAATGATGGAAGTTACCTATCACACTGGTCCCCGTATCCTAGAAGACGGCACCAACCTGGATGCTGATGTTCTCGCCAGTTTTCCACAGGTCGTTGAGCGTAACATCGCTGACCCTGTAACTGGTCTGGCAGGCGAGGGCTATGAGCCTAACCAGTATAACAAAGACAACACACCCCTTTGACGGTAACCTAATATAGCGTTACTGGGTAATTATGGCTCCCAAAAAAGCAGGAAATCCTGGTAAGTCAGCTAGCTATTACCGTAAAAACCCCAAGGCGCGGTCCAAGAAGAAGGCCTACGATACTGCCTACCACTCAACACCTGAGCGCAAGAAGTACCGTTCAAAGCTAGCGGCAGAGCGTCGCCGTCGTGGCATTATGGGTAAAGGTGGTTCCGACGTTAGCCACACCAAAAACGGTGGCACCAAGCTGGAGAGCCCCAAAAAGAATCGCGGCCGGAACGGGCATGGGCGGCGTGGTCGTCTGGCCTGACGGAATACTAGAAGGACCCGGAGGTAGCCGTGCGGATTACTAGTGCTCAACAGATTGCTGACCTACTGGGTAAGGACGTTTTAATTCGTGCGCTGGTTGAGTTCATCCGCATCTCACCGGCAGCAAAGATTCAGCCCCTACCTGGGGCCTGTATTTTCATTTCGCAGCTACCGGAGATTCAGGACTTTGATGCTATTTGGACCCTAAGGGTTACTGGGCTTGAAGGTGAGGAGCTGGGAGATATTACTGGTGCAATTCAAGCATTAATTGGTGGATCTATCCAGGGTTCACAGGTTACTGTTGTTTCCTTCGCCAGTGACGCCTTAATCAAAGAAGTCGAGGCCTATAAACAGAAGCAAGAGGTCCAGGCGAAGTTGGATCAGGTGGTCCAAACCGCTATGGCGGTCAAGGATGGTCGTGATGGCTCCCAGGGTGAGCGTGGCGAGCGGGGTGAGCGTGGTGAGCAAGGTCCTATGGGGCCTATGGGTCCAGCGGGACGTGATGGTCGTGACGGGCAAGACATTGATGTCACCCAGACTGAACTGTTTGATCTGAAGGATGTTGAGCAGGGTATTGCGCAAGAAAAGGGTCAGGTTCTGACCTGGGACGGTAGTAAATGGACCAATCTATTTGTTCCACAACTAATGTCCAGCATTTTTGGGGAGGTTGGAAATGGTACAACAAGCCTACCTTCCGGTGATTATGCAAATCAACCTTTGACGTGGGACGGTAGTGCTTGGGTTCCTGGTAGTTCTATACAATTAGACACCAACAATATTTTGGACCCCGAAGAAGGTGAACTAACTTGGGAACAAGATGAGCGAACGGCTATACTAGGCATCAATGGCATTCATGCCCATCTAGCCCACGATACCTATGCTTATTGCCGCAATAATTCTGGGGCAACTATTACTAAAGGTACTGCTGTCCAGTTTGCTGGTACTTTAGGTGCTAGTGGTCGGTTACTAGTTGCACCCATGGTGGCAAATGGTTCTCAACCTGGTTATGCATTTCTAGGTATTGCTGCCGAAGATATTTTGAACGATTCAGATGGTAACATTATCAGTTATGGTAAACTTAAAGGTTTAGACACTACTGGGTACACTGCTGGCTCAATTTTGTGGTGTGATCCCGCCACGCCTGGTGGCTTAACAACAACTGAGCCTAGCGCGCCTAACTTAAAATTACCAGTAGCCGCTGTTATTTCTAGCGCAAATAACGGAACCCTGATGGTTCGTTGGAGCACGGGTGATCGTTTACAGGATCTGCATGATGTAGAGGCTAATGGCTCCAAGCAGGATGGTTATGTTTTAACGTGGGTAGCTGCTAACAATCGTTGGGAGGCTAAAGTATCTTCTGGAGGAGGAGGTGGAGGTATAGAAGAAGCTCCTCAAGACGGTAACTATTATGTTCGTCAGAACGGCGCCTGGGTCAACCTAACTACTGCCTTGGCTGCCATTAACGATCGCATCGTTGATGGAGGAGATTTTGAGACTGGTTCTAGTAGTGGCAACGCTGATATTATTGACGGCGGAGATTTTGAGACTGGTTCTAGCAGTAATGACGCTGATATT